CTCTTCACACTTCCGTAGAAACCAATCAGTTTTGATTATCATCTCAGTCAGGTTTGACCCTGGATAAGACATATTCAAGCCAATTGGCTCCACGAGATGTTTGACAACGTCAAACACTCGTTTCTGCGCTTTTGTCAAAAGCACACTAGACTGTGGGCCCAGATTCTTACAAATGTCAAGAAAGTTATCGTTAGATATCTTTCTCCATTTATAAGAAGGAATTACGTGATTCTCTAAAATTACTTTTCCAGTGAACTCCGAAAGGAGATTACTAGACAGACTTTTAGAGGGAGACCAAGGACACTTCATTATACGGAGAATCTCCATATATTTAGTGAACAAGGTATCGTCAAGTATCACGACATCATCACCAACAACAAAGAATTCATGATTGTATTCTCGTCCCAAAAGGAACGATAGTAACAAGCCATGAGTCAATGTAAACATACCAAAACTAGGATACAATCCTAGGGGTTGGCCACGTTTCCATTGAATGTCACCCATTTCAGATTTCCATCTGACCTGAGAGATTTCTCTGATTAGTTTGATGTCGAGCAGATCACCAAAGATACAATTGAGTGTTTCAAGCTGAATCCCTAACGGGAAATAGTCTGTTGCACCAGTTAAATCAATGGAATGAACTGTCTTTCCTGCTGACAAGGATCTCTGGATCCAAGGTATTGCTTTTGATTGATCGAACGTACAATCCCACTCTAAACTCTCGACGATGCTATAAATAGCGTCACCGATAGGTTTGAGTGCCAACTGATGAATCCGGTAAGGAGATGCGATTGCTCGCAACTTCAAGCCAGGTTCTTGTAGGAAGTGAACTTCACCTCCATACAGATGTTTATCAGGATTGTTGGTCAATCTGACGAGAGGACCGCGAACGCCAAGGGTAACAGGAGCATAAAGCTCATGGTATTCCCAAGCGAACACGTAGTTTTCCATTCCACTAGCATATTGCATCTCTGCAAGTATGTCATCGGATTGGCGAACACGTTTATTACTATGAAACATAGGAGCCCACTTTTCAGGGGACCCTCTGTACTCAAGTAATGAATTTCCTCCTCGTTGTACTTGTTTATGCGGGATGACCCGCATAACGTGATGTTGGTATTGCGAAATGAACTCCATGGATAATCCATCGGGTTCTTCACAATTAACGCCATCCATAAACTTCTGAAATTGTAACAAAGTTACCTTTTCATTAGTAAATAATGACGCTATGTTTAATGCCTGTAAGGCTGAGTTAAATCTCTTGCGAGATTTCCCAACCGAGATGGCACTAAAACACCACTTCATCACTGAGCCAAAGACCCCAAATGGGAGCCCCTTTGAGTTCTTACGAACCCAAGGTAGCTCAGACTGGAGACCCGCCTTACGGCGGATAAGATCGAGTTTAAGACTTTTCAGTCTAGACACGGTCCACTCTGGCCCATTTGACCTTACCCATTTGAATGTTAAATCCACAAGTGGATTTATCATGTAATGAGGAAGACCAATGGCTACAAGGCGATGCCTAGCTCCTCTCTCTAACTCACTCCAACATAAATGTTGTTGTGTCATAACTGCTCCTTTCGGATGTTGTTAATGGTTAGTAGAGGGCGGCGTGCCCACTATCAAGAATGAGGGACCTAAATAAGGTTATTGTTCAAACACCACACTCGAGGGAGATTCCAAGTGGAATCCAAGAGTTTCAAGAATACGCGCTTTCAGAAAATCCTCCTGGTTTTTAAACAGTGAGTTCTTTGCTGTTTGCACTGCGGAATAAGTAGCAAAATTGCTCTGTGTTTCATCGAAGTCCGGCATAATGCCATACTTTTGATATAAATCACTAAGTTCATTTTGATTATTATGTACGCGTGAAGGCAGTAATTGATCTAGTTGATAAGCTAGGTCTTTTGCTGTTTCTAGTTTCTTGATATTTTGAAGTAACTCAGTTACTCTCTCTAAGGGTGTTTGTTCTTTAATCATATTGTTG